GACCAATAGAATATGCAGGCGGTGGCCGTGTTCCATTCTCCATGGGCCGTCGTGCGTTTTTAAAATTACTTGGTGGAGTAGGCGCAGGTATCGGTGCACTTAAAACAGGAGCATTTAAACTTTTAGGTAAAGAAGCAGCACCCGTTGCAGAAGAAGTTGTAAAATCTGTGGGATCAGGAACAAAGCCTCCTTCATATTTTTTTAACTTAGTAAATAAAATTAAAACATTAGGTGATGATGTAACTCAAAAATATGCAACTAAAGAGAGAGAAAGAGTTACAAAATATAAAGATTTTGAATTAACAGAAGATATTGCAACAGGTGAAAAAACAATTCAAAAAAAATCATTTGCTGACATTGAGGAAGGTTTTTCTCCTGGAAACAAAACCGAAGAAGTTTACATGAATTATAGACCTGGAAAAGGTCAAATAGATGAAACAACTAAAGGTAAAACTCCCCCAGATGAGTATACAGAAGACACTACGACTATTGGAGCTAGCTGGGGTCAAAGAGGTGAGATTATTGATACAGTTGATGGTGTGCCAGCTGAAGTTATTGAAGAAGGAACTGCTTTTGGAGGAAAAGGTGTTAAAGTAGATTTATCTAAAGAAAATTTTAAAAAGAGTATGAAGAAATTTAAAAAAATTGATAAAACTATTGAAGAAGGTGATGGCTATACTAAAATTGAAAAAATTACTGACAAAATACAAAATAAAGCATCCGGCGGTATTGCAAGAATGTTAGGTGAATAATGACTGATTTATTAGAATACATAAAAAAAATGCAAGAGATGTATGGTGAAGATGTCATTACTACAGCTGATAAAATAAAAAGACCAGATCCAAAACCAATCGTCAAAGAGATAGAAGCTATCAATGAATTTGTAAGACGTAATCCACGAGCTGATGGTGGACGGATCGGGTTTAAAAAAGGAAAAGGAGTTCTTCCTAAAAATATAAGATTAACTCCAGAAGGAAATTATAGGTTTGCAAGTGAAGCTAGTGGAGAGTTTTTTTCAAAAACTTTTCCTAAAGAAACTAAAATAAAAGACGTAGTAAAATTTAGAGATGATTATCTTGCAGATTTAAAAGAAAAAGGTTTATTAAGAAAAGAAGCTAACCCTAAAAGAAGTAAATATGTAAGTGTTAAAGGTCAAAAACATATAAAATTTAATGGCGTTACTTATCAAGTAAGTATTCAAAGAAAAGGTCAAAAAGCTAAATATTTTAATAATTTAAATGATGCAATAGAAAAAAGAGATGCACTAATAAAAAAATACCCACCTAAATCTCTTACTGATTACAATATAAAAGAGAAAACAAAAAAAGTCAATGCGGACATACTTGAATTGCACAAAGACCCAACAATTAAAAATATGTTTAAAAACGGAGTGTTTGATGAAAAAGGAATTGCTAAGGCTGCACAAATATTAGGTGTTAATAAAGGAACTGCCATTGATAGATTAGAAGATTTAGCTACAGCTTATTTAGGAGATAGAAAAAATGTTCCTGGTATTAAACCTGCATTTATAAAAAATGCAAAAAAGATATTGTTAGAATTACCCAAAGCTAAAACAAAAGCCGCAGAACTTGCAGTTGGAATTCCTCTTGAAGGAGAAAGTATTTCAATTCCAAAAGGTCAAATTACAAGTTCAAAAACTATTCCTCCTGGAATAGCTGATATAGATGAGGCTAGGCCTACAGCTACAGGATTTAAAAGAAACACTAGCCCTTATTCTATTTTTGCTCAAGTAATAGATAGAAATGTAAATAGAATTGCAAAAGGAGGTTTTGGAGGAGCGGGTTGGGATAGTAGAGCAGGGACATTAGAAGCAAATTTAGATAAAGCTATTCAAAAGTTTGGTGCAAATTCAAAAGAAGTTAAAGCAGCCGTATTAAAATATAATCAAGAAGCTACTAAATTTGAAAATGAAGTTAATAGTAAAAAATTTAGAGGAGCTAAAAGAGTTAGAATACCAAGAATTAGTTTAGATGCGCCTAGTCAAACAATTGCTAATTATAATAAATTTAACAAAAAATATAAAGATGTATTTAATGAAAATTTTAAAACTAAAAAATATTCTTTTGTAATTCCAAAAGATTTAAAAACTATTCCTGAACTACGTAATGAAATTCTTGATCCAAATAGTTCTACCTATAAAACAATGATAAACCATCTTAAAAAAGGTTTTAATGAGTTTGATGAAAAAAAATTATTTGAAAAAATAAAAAATAGCACCCCTAATCAAATAAAAAAAATAATGAGATTTATTCCAAGAATTGCTCGAGTAGATGATATAAGTAATAAAAGATATGCAGCTCTTAATAATACTATGACATCAGGTGTTAAATATGTAGATGATGCTAAAGAAAATTTTATTGAAAGAAATCCAGTTATTACAGGAACAGCTTTAGGAACAGCCGGAACAACAGGTGTTTTAAAAGCAACAGGAACTCCAATTAAATCTGCATTAGGTAAAACATTTAGAACTTTAGGAACAAAAGCAGCGGCGGTGCCATTTGCTGGATTGACCATAAGAGATAATTTAAAAAAAGGTGAAAATATAGTTGATGCAACACTAGACCCTATAGTTGGTGCAGAATTAATGTTTCCAAATTTATTTAAAGAAAATGTTGCTAAAATTACTAGCAATCCTACACTACAAAAAATATTAAAAGTTGGAAAATATGGTAGAATGTTTACACCAGTTGGAGCAGGTATAACAGCTGCTGGTTTAGGAATTGATGCATATAAAAAAGCTCGTGATGAATATCAAAAATTACAAAGCATGACAGAACAAGAAAAATCAGATTACTTAGCTAATCAATATGAAGATTTAGGTGGTGTGTATGGAGAGGCTGCAGCAGATGGTGGTTTAATTGGTGACAAATCAGGACCAGCACCAACTGGAGGACCCATGTCTCAAGGCTTGCGTTCTTTGTATAATAATGGTAAAAAACTTTAGGAGTATAAATGGCAGAAATAGATAAGGGACTCCCTAACACTCGTACTGAACTAAAAGTTCCAGCACCGGAACAAGAAGTCGATGTTACGGAACAACAAGAACAAAAAGGTCCAGTAGAAGTAACACCAGATGAAGATGGTGGTGCAACGATTAACTTTGAACCAAGTTCCATTAACCAAGCAAGTTCACAATCACACTTTGATAACTTAGCAGACATATTACCAGAAGATGTTTTAGATCCAATTGGTTCTGAACTAAAAGGCAACTACATGGATTACAAAATGTCTAGAAAAGATTGGGAGCAATCTTACATAAATGGTTTAGATCTATTAGGTTTTAAATACGAAAACCGTAATGAGCCATTCCAAGGTGCTTCAGGTGCAACACACCCAGTGTTAGCAGAAGCAGTTACACAATTTCAAGCGTTAGCTTACAAAGAATTAATGCCAGCAGATGGACCAGTTAGAACACAAATAATTGGAATATCTAACCCTGCAAAAGAAGCTCAATCACAAAGAGTTAAAGATTTTATGAACTTTCAATTAATGGATCAAATGAAAGAATACGAATCAGAGTTTGATCAAATGTTATTTCATTTACCATTAGCAGGTTCTACATTTAAAAAAGTTTATTATGATGATTTACTAGGGAGAGCTGTTTCTAAGTTTATCCCTGCAGACGATTTGGTCGTTCCGTATACAGCTACCTCATTAGATGATGCGGAAGCAATCGTCCATGTAATAAAAATATCTGAAAACGATTTACGTAAACAACAAATAAATGGTTTTTATTCAGATATCGAACTCTCCAAACCTTCACCTGCATCTGATGCAGACAAGGTTGCGGAGAAGGAAAGAGAATTAGAAGGAACAACTAAATCTGCAAGAATGGAAGCGATGTATACTCTGTTAGAGTTTCACGTTAACTTAGATTTAGAAGGCTTCGAAGATGTTGGTCAAGACGGTCAACCAACAGGAATAAAATTACCTTACGTCATAACAATTGAAGAAGGTAGTCAAAAAGTTTTGTCTATTAGACGAAACTTTGCGCCCAATGATCCATTAAAAAATAAAATCCAATAT